TGTAAAGATTTTGATCAATGGTACTGCTTTTCATTTTGGCAGGGCTCTTTGTTCTTATGAACCATTGGCTCACCATAATCAAGCAGAACATATTGTTGTTGGCAGTAAGACTAATCTTATTGCTCAATCTCAACGTCCTCATATTTTTCTAGATCCATCACAATCTCAAGGAGGCTGTTTATGTCTTCCGTATTTCTTTAAACGTAGTTTTTTAGAAATACCTGTTGAAGAATGGAATGAATTAGGGAACTTGACTATTTCATCTTTCACCACATTGAAACACTCAATGGGTGGTACTGATGATGTTACCGTCAAAGTTTTTGCTTGGGCTTCTAACGTCGTCTTATCGGTTCCTACTATCTCTACCGCTGCTTCTTTAACAAGAACGTCAGCTGAAACGTTTGTTTCACAAGCCGATGAATATAATGAAGGTAGAATATCAGGACCCGCTTCTGCAGTTGCTCAAGCTGCAGGTATGCTGTCATCGGTACCAGGTATAGGTATTTACGCTACAGCAGCAGGTTTAGCTGCCTCTGCTGTTAGCTCAATTGCCAGGCTTTTCGGTTGGTCTCGTCCAGCTATAATAAGTAACATTTCCTATATGAAACCTAGAGTTTTTGGTAATGCTGCTAATTGTGACCAAGATGAGGCTGTTACTAAATTGACTGTTTATAGCAAATGTCAACTGACTGTGGATCCTCGAACAGTTGGATTGGATGGTACTGATGAATTAGATATTAAATATATTGCCACTAAAGAAAGTTACTTTACCCAATTTTTATGGACTACTGGTGATGCACCTGGTGATGCATTGTTCGAATGTTATGTATCTCCTGTTCTTTTTGATCAGTCTAGTTCAGGCATTTATCAAATGACACCAATGTGTTTCGCTGCGTTGCCGTTCAAATATTGGAGTGGATCCATTACATATCGATTCCAAATTGTTGCATCACAATTTCATAGAGGTCGTTTGAGATTCACTTGGGATCCAATAGGTTATGATCTGGTAGAAGCTACTCATACTTACAATACTGCATATAATCGTATAATAGATTTAGCTGAAGAAAG